ACTGGGTGCCTTCTATTACATCTGTAACTTCTTTTTATAACCGACAGATTTTTGTGAAGTGGCGTAAGCGAGTTGGTATTGAAGAAGCAAATCGTATTACAAAAAAAGCAACTACTCGTGGTACTGACTTCCATGAAGCAGTTGAAGTATACATGCGGAACAATGAAATAAACTGGGATGACTTTCGTCCTCTTACAAAGTTTATGTTTCATCATGCCAAACCATATCTAGATAAGATAAATAACATACATGCTATCGAAAGAACTCTGTACTCTGAGTATCTTGGATTGGCTGGTAGGGTAGACTGTATCGGAGAATACGAAGGAGAACTTGCAGTCATTGACTTTAAGACATCTGAAAAAATTAAACCTGAAAAATGGTTAGAAAATTATTTCGTTCAGGAAATGTTTTATGCTTCAGCATACTTTGAAATGACTGGTATCCCTGTTAAAAAACTTATTACTATTATGGTGACTCCTAATGGTGAAGTGGAAGTATTTGACAAAAGGAACAAAGGGGATTATATTAAACTTCTAGTTCGTTACATTAAAGAATTTGTACATCACAATACTAGGACGCAGAATGGAGAATGAACTAGAAAAAGCACTAGAAAAGAAATTCTTCTGCCCGTCAAAATTTGCACATGATATTGAACACCTTGTTCTTGATAACAAAGGTATGAGTTATATCGATGCCATTGTTCACTTCTGTGATCTAAATGCAATTGACGTGGAATCTGTACCCAAACTTATTTCAAAACCTCTTAAAGAGAAGTTAAAATGTGAAGCAACGGAACTTAACTTTTTAAAGAGAACATCTCGTGCCAAATTGCCTCTTTGATTCCAAAAAAGGGGCAAAAATTTTTCCGGCAAATTTTTCACCTATAGGATTTTCCAGTGATGCCGTTCGATGCATATAAATCATATCTCTCTCTAAAGAATCATTTTACTAAAGAGAAGTATGATTATCATAAGTACTGTGGCAAAAGTCGTGCCTCAGTACAATCTTTTTATAAACGCAAAGATAGATTCTGGTTTGAAAAATTATCACGTAACAAATCAGATAAAGAAGTAATTGAGTTTTTTGTATCTAACTTTATTGATTGTACTGATCCAGGAAAACTGTGGATTGGTGAAATGATTCGAGAAGGTGAAGGTAGATACGTATCATGGAAAAAACGAACTCAATCTCTTACATATCTTTTTAAGGAAGAGACTGATAAAATTTTCTTTGATAATAATTTTGATTCAATGTTTGCATTGAATGGATCAAAACATCCCCAAATTCTAAAAGAATATTTGAAAAGTAATATATCCATTGAAACGATGGTAATATTAAATCATATACTTGGATACAAAAATAATTGGGACAAACAATTGAAAGATCCAGTATGGGAATCAGTTAGTATGAAAATTAGAAAGTACTCACCATTCCTAAATATTGATGTATTTCGTTACAAAAAAATACTTAAACAGGTAGTTCTAGGAGAAGCATGAGTTTTTTTGAATCCGAAGTAGTTCGGGCAGAAATGACAGAGATTCAGGAACTTCAAGAAGAAGTTTATGGCAATGTCTTTAAGTTCCCCTCCATGTCAAAAGAGGAGAAGAAATTTCATGTTGCTTTGATGGAAAAACTTGTTGATAAGCAAAAAGTCCTTTACACTCGTTTGAGTTTATCGGATGATCCTGAAGCAAAGATGATGAAATCTCGCATTGTAGAATCTGCTACAATGATGGGACTGCCTCAAGATGTTGACATCAATGTTGTCTTCTCTAACATGAGTAAGATGCTTGATACGATGAAGAAGCAGCTTGACATCCAGGGTGGCGAGTTGTAGAATAACGAAGTACCTAAAGCCAAATCTAACTAATACAAATACAATGTCATTTTCTGATCTTAAAAAGCAATCCTCTATTGGTTCTCTAACTTCTAAACTTGTTAAGGAAGTTGAGAAGATGAATAATAATGCCAGTGGAGGTGATGATCGTCTTTGGAAACCCGAAGTCGATAAAGTAGGTAACGGTTTTGCTGTTCTCCGTTTCCTTCCTGCTCCTGATGGAGAAGATCTCCCTTGGGCAAAAATGTATTCACATGCCTTCCAAGGCGTCGGTGGTTGGTATATTGAAAACTCTTTGACTACTACAGGACAGAAAGATCCTGTTTCTGAACACAACCGCGAACTGTGGAACAGCGGTATCGAATCTAATAAAGATGTTGTCCGTAAGCAGAAACGTAAACTGTCTTACTATGCAAATGTTTATGTTGTAAAAGATCCTACTAATCCTCACAATGAAGGTAGTGTCTTCCTCTATAAATTCGGCAAGAAGATCTTTGACAAGATCATGGAAGCAATGCAACCTGAGTTTGAAGATGAAACACCAATCAATCCTTTTGATTTTTGGGCTGGAGCGAACTTCAAACTGAAAATTGTGAAGAAGGATGGTTACTGGAATTACGATAAGTCTGAGTTTGAAGCAGCATCGCCACTTCTCTCTGATGATGAAGCCATGGAGGCAGTCTGGAAGAAGCAATATTCTCTTGCTGCATTAACTGCTGAAGATCAATTCAAATCTTATGAAGATCTTGAGCGTCGTCTGAAGTATGTTCTGGGGCAGAAGTCTCGTTCTACTTCTCCTGCAGACGAAGAGACTGAGTATGATGATTATGCTGCTAAAGAGACTGCAGAGCGTCAGATTCAAGAGTCTTTGTCACGCTCTAAGCCTGACTTTAATGCACCTGATATCACTACTTCTGCACCATCACCTAACTCTGACGATGAAGATGATGCACTCTCCTATTTTCAAAAATTGGCAGAGAGTTAATTAAATAATCTGATATCTTCCCCTCTTTTCAAGGTTCTGTTCACGTATTGATCAGAACCTTTTTTATATGGCATCAAGTTTTCAACATCATCTAAAACAAGTTCAATATAAGTTGGTTTCAATAAATATATACTTCTTTTTTCTTCCTCTTTTCTTATTTCATAAGTGTAGTTCGTTACCGCATCTACATCGTTCTTGATGACGTATTGATTTCTTTTTACGTCAAAGTATTCTACTTTATAATTTTTAGGAACAGTTAAACCTTTTTGAACCACAGTGCTACCAGAGTCATTTTTTACTTCTCTTGTCTCATAGTGGTGAATGTTTTCTGTATTTTGAATACTTCCGTATTTTTTAATTAAAAAATTATTAAAAGAATTTTGTGTAAGTGGCCATTCTGTTTGAACATTAATGATATTATTTGAAAGAAGAACTAACCAATCAAATGCCTCATCTCCATAAATCTCAAAAGATACATTATCTGGGCGAGAGTCACCCCTTATTTCATACTTAGAGAAGTATGCTATATTTTCTAAGATGTCTTGACGAATTTTGACTCTCTTAAAAAGATTTTTTACTTTTGTATAATCACCAATAGTTTTTCCATCAGAATCTCTACTGACGTAATCAAAATCTGGAACTTGTCTAAAGTAACTTGCCATTAGTAACCTATATGAGATTCAGGAATTGGAAAGATAACTTCATCTGAATTTGCTAAAGGACCTGTCCCGCCGGTATAATCGCTTTCAAAAATAGGTTCAAGTTCAGTAAATTCCATGGTTATATTATAAGATGTCATTGTACGTTCCGGATCATCATATGTCATATATGTTCCGTCAGGTGTATACTGAGTATTTAGTGAAGTCAAAGCACAATCTTTGATTCTACCAATTGATGGATGATCGGTACTATTAATTCCGTTTGCTAAGTACCTAATCTTAAATAAGTTTGGAGTTACAAGGAAAAGTGAGGTATCTGATGTTTTAACTGACATTCCTTGCTTAAAAAATCTAATAATTTTTTTAATTTGTGTTGCCTCTGTAGAACTTCGAGCACTCATTCTAAACGAAAATCTAAAACTTCTTAACTGAGGTGCTTGAAGTAAAAGTTCAACGTTAGGATTTAAAATAGCACCTGTTGTTCTTGGAATTAATCCTTGTGAATTGGTTGCTGTTTGTGCAAGAAAAACTTTTAACGCATTAACAACATTTTGGGAAGGTTGCGATCCCAATGCCTGCTGGATTTCCTCAGGCTTCATACTCAATAAGTCAGTCAGTGATTTTGCAGCATTAAGTGGATCTGCTGAAATTGATGCTAATGCACCAGTTACGGGATTTAAATTTCCTCTTTGATAATCTACTTGATTTGTATCTTGAATATCTGTTTGAATTGGTAGTGTAACAGATCCTCCTATATGAGATTTCACTCTGGTTCCAAAAGTAAACAAGTTACCGGATGCAAAATCAAAGGAGAAAGATCTACCAGTCTGACGGAACATACTAAATCTCATCACATCTTGTCCAGATTGACTGATATCCTCAGGATATGTAAGATCTTCGTACACTAATTTTGTATTTTCTCTTGGTTTTATTTGAAAATCAGGGGAATTACCAATTGCAAAATCAGTTGGAACAGGTTCCTGATTTTCAAATTGTCCAGGAAAACTTTCCTTCCATGATTCTTCAAGATCACCAGTGGAATTACTAAGTGCTACAACAGAACCAGTGGTTAATTTATATAAAAGACTTCCTGGGCCAGATTCGGAAATTGCTACATCAAATTCAAAATCAGCGTTAAAATCTGAAGTAGTATATTTTCCATCACCACTATTAGTTCTAGTGGCGCGGTTAATATAGAAACGTGATCCGTTCGTCCCAATCTCTACCTCACCCGGAATAATATCGGGGTTGGACTTCCTAAATTCATCATATTGTTCCTCAGTAACATTCTCTTGGATAATAACTTTTTGTACTTGGTTATTTTCATGGGTGGTGATAGTTCTAAATTTTCTATCAACACCCTTTATATTAAACTTATTAGTATTGCTGGTTACTTCCTCGGACATTATACGAATACTTTTTTATATTTAGATGTTTTTTAAATAATATGCATAGGGAATATCAAGAATGGTTTGTATTTCACTCTGTCTGACGATGTGTAGTTGTCCCGGTATCTCTTCCCAGGTATAGTTTCTTATTTTATCCCAATGAAAATTGATTCCTCTGAATCCCCATCGATATACATCAGTTACACCGACTAATGGATGTTGATCATATTGTATTCTTGGAGTCTTTGCATTGTATATAAATGTATATGTTTCTCCTGCATCTGGAATAATTACAGTTTCATTTAATATATTTGAAATCTCAATCATCATGTCTTCAGGATCACCTAAGTCCCTGATTGAATCTTTGACGCTCTCTAATCGATTATTACCAACCTGTCTTTCAAACTCAAAGTCATCGTCCATACTTGATACCTAATTCGTCTTCGGTGATAATTTTAAATTCAATTCTCCTATCAGCACACCATTCATTTGCCGCGTTCCATTTGGCTTGATTCACTGCATATGTTTTGCACTCATATAAAGTTGATTTGCTGGTTGGTTTTTTAGTTTGTTTTTTGGGTTTTACTTCTATCACGTAAGTCTTTACTTGCCCTGTACTTTCTTTTACTTTTATAATAAAATCAGGAAAGTACCGATGAACTCTCCTATCAATAGGGGACAAGTATGGGATGAAGAACTCTTCACTACCCCACTCAAGAATATTCTCAGTTAAATCGCACCATTTACAGAAACGTCTTTCCCAATTACTACGACAGATAATGTTACTAACATTACCTTTATATTTTTGGGGATTTGAAGGACTGTAAATACTTTTCTTACTAACTCCCATACATAATATATACGGTAAAAACTATTTAGATGGCATCGCCAAAACCAAAGGCAAGAAATGTTGCTACGTTAAAAAACAATATATTACAACCATCACTCACATCCACATATGAGTGTAGTTTTGTTGTTCCTAAAGATGTAAAGAGTTGGATTACTTCAAGGGATGGATATAATAATGCACTGAGTGAAAAACTTACGTTATCTTGTAGAGAGGCATCACTTCCGGGAACTTCTTTAGCAACACATACCCTTGATAATGATAGAACAGGTGTTACTGAGAGACATGCATATAGAAGACAATATGACACTACCTCGTCTTTCTCTTTTTATGTTGATCATGACTATGACATAATTAACTTTTTTGAAAATTATATTTCCTTCATAGTCAATGAACCTAGAAATACCACTGTAAATAATGATAATTATTTTTACAGAGTAAACTTTCCTAATGACTATAAAACTAATTTCTACATCAAGAAATTTGAAAGAGATTATGCAGGTAAAAATTTAACCTATAAGTTTATTAATGCATATCCAATATCCATAAATCAGATGCCAGTTAATTATGATGCATCTCAAATTCTTCTTTGTACAGTGAACTTTAATTTTTCTCGTTATGTTATAATTCCTTCTACTGGACTGCCTCAAGGTGTTCAGCAATCATCGGCACAACTGCCGATTGCACAACGATCATCTTCTGTTATTAATGATGCAGCTCCAACACCTGTAGTTCCAATACCTGTAGTTCCCTTTGATTCTTCTTTTGGTAACACCAACGGAGCTGATAGCGACTTTGTAGAAAGAGACACTGCAACGGGCGCAAGAATGGATGGTGGTAGTGATGGGCCTCTCTTGTTACCGGATGGATCACCAGTGCGTGATGCAGATGGAAACTTTAGAGAAATGTTTTAAACTAAGATAAATACACATACTGAATAACATATTATGCCTTTACCAAAAATTGCTACACCAACTTATGAGTTGGAATTGCCATCTACTGGAAAAACAATTAAGTATCGCCCCTTTCTTGTAAAAGAAGAAAAGTTATTAGTTCTTGCACTTGAAAGTGATAACTCCAAAGAAATAACTAATGCTATTAAAGCCGTTTTAAAAGATTGTATTCAGACACGCGGTATTAAGGTTGAATCTTTACCTACATTCGACATTGAATTTCTTTTTCTTAATATTCGTGGTAAGTCTGTCGGTGAAGATATTGAAGTGAGTGTTCTTTGTCCTGATGATGGAGAAACTTATTCTGAAGTTGAGATCAATATTGATGACATTAAAGTTGTAAGACAAAAAGATCATACAAATCAAATTAAAATTGATGATACTTTGATGATGGAGATGAGATACCCATCCCTTGATCAATTCATCAAAAGTAATTTTGAATTCAGTGAGGATAGTAAAGTTGATCAATCATTTGAATTAATTTCATCATGTATTGATAAAGTATATTCTGAGGATGAAGCGTGGACTACTGATGATTTCACTAAAAAAGAAATAACTGATTTCTTAGAACAGATGAATTCTCAACAGTTCAAAGAAATTGAACGTTTCTTCTCTACCATGCCTAAATTGTCACATGAAATAGAGGTTGTCAATCCTAAGACAAAGAAAAAAGGCACTGTTGTACTTGAGGGATTAGCAAGTTTTTTCGCATAGCACTCTCCCATATGAATTTGGAGAGTTACTTTAAATTAAATTTTTCTTTGATGCAGTATCATAAATACTCATTAACAGAGATTGAAAACATGATACCTTGGGAGAGAGACGTATATGTTGAACTCTTAAGATCACATTTAGAGGAAGAGAAACTTAAGATGCAACAGCAGCAGGCGCAATGAATCTAGACGATCTTTTAAAGTCAATCAGAGAAGAAGATGACTCTAAAGGAGGGAAGATTGATGGTGAAAAATTATTAAAAAGAAAATCTTTTGAAAATCCTTTAAAAGGACAAAATTTTACTGCTCCTAGTATTCCTAGTGCCGGTGGTGCTAATAAACCAGTAATTAAAAAAGTTGTTCTTAAAGTTGAACCTGAGAAATTAATTCCACCAAAAGAAACAACAGAAGCAAGTAATGAATTAATTGAAAAACTTAATGAATTAATATCTGTAATTAAAGCAGATAATAAACTTGAAAAAGATGCACAGACTTTAGATAAAAGACAAGACGAGAGGGAAAAAAGACAGAAAAGAGAAAAAAGAATAGAAGTAAATAAAATATTTAAAGGTGTAAACGCTGGGTTTGGAAAAGTACAGAAAAAAATTGGAGGAGTATTTGATAGTATATTAAAATTTGCAGGACTTACATTATTAGGACAAATTATTTCAGCTGTTACTAATTTTTTAGCAGATCCTAAAAATGAAAAATTTATTACAAACGTTCAGGACTTTTTCAAAAGTTTACCTGAAAAATTTGAAAAATTTAAAGAAGAATTTCAAAAACTTTTAGACTGGTTCGAAAAAACAAAAAAAGATATTGAAACATTTACAGAAGATTTTCGAAAACTTTTAGCAGCGACTCCATTTTTGGGACAATATTTTGCAACCGAAGAAGAAAACGAGAAAGGACTTCCCGTCGCACCTGGATTGAACTTGCAACCGGGTGGAATACCAACCCCTATTACTGGGCCATTTGGTTTTCCTATGTTTGTTCCTTTTGCTACTGGGGGATTTGCTATGGGAACAGATACTGTTCCTGCGATGTTAACTCCAGGTGAGTTTGTAATGAGTCGTGGTGCTGTCAGCATGTTTGGTAGTGATACCATGATGGCAATGAATAAAGCAGGAGGAGGAAATAATCGTCCAAAGTATGGAATGGTTTCTGGATATAGTGAAGGTGGTGGTGTTGGAAAAATGCCTCAAAAAGGTAGGGATTTCTGGACATTAGTTGCAGTCGCAGGAACTGAAGATAGTGATCCACAGGCCTGGGCAGATGTAGCACAATCAATTTATAATAGAGCATCATCTGGTGTTTACGGTGGTGGGAGTGATATAAGACAATTAATTCTACAACCTGAACAGTATGAACCAACATGGAAACATCCAAGAAAAAAATCGGAGAGGACTCCTAACCCAGAGTGGTATAATATATCAGACATTCAGAGTGCTGCTATTGCAACTGGAAAGTCAGTAGCTTATTTGCAAAAAGTTGCAGATGCACTTCAGAATCAACAGCTTCAAGATGAGGCAAGAAGATTTGTTGGTGCGAGAACCGATTTTATGGGCGGTGAAGAAAAAGCAAAATTTGAAAAGGGAGATGTAAGAAGAGGTAAGCAAGGCGAAGATAATTTCTTTGGATCATTTGTAGGACCTGGTTCTAGAGATTATGCAGCAACTAATCCTGATCCAGGTGCTATTCCAGGATTCGTTGGAACAATGCCTTCACTCCCTGCATTACCACCAACACCACCACCTTCATTACCAATTCAACCCAAAAATGAATCATCTGGGTTTGATTTTAGGGGTATCCCAGAACTTATTTTCAAAAATCTTAGGAAGATAGTTCCTGTATATCCACTCAATCCTCGATCGAGTAATAAATTTATAGTTCTTCCTCCTATTGCACAAAATGAACCATCAAATAGTGTAGTTACTTCACAACAAGCAAATGATATCCCAGACTTTAACATATCTGGAAATGTTAAGATGAGAGGCCTTGTCGGTAAGGCACTTGGTATTGAGGACTTAGTATAATGATCAAACTTACTGAATTTGCCGCGATTGTTGATACATACAAAAATAATTTCGACATAAGAAAAAAAAGATATAAAAAAGAAAGAAAAGATAATCTCAAAGATAGTAGAGAAAAACAAGAAAAAAGAATTGAAACGGGTAAATTTTTAAACGTTGGTAAAATTGCTAATAAATTAAAACCAAAAGGTGGTGGAGATATTATTGACAATATAATAAAATTTAGTTTGCTAACTTTTGCTGGAGTTTTATTAAGTAATATTGATAAAATAGCATTAGCTGCTAAAAAAATATTTGAGGAAGCAAAAAAAATATTTAAAGATCTAAAAGTATTTTTTGAGGAGAAAGTAGTTCCATTTTTTGAATCGTTACCTGGATCTATTGAAAAAACAGGGGAAATTGTTTCTTCTATTGGTGACTTTTTTGTTGATTTAAATCCATTTAGAAATCTTAGTAGTACTCTAAGCACCGTTTTTAACGGATTATTAGGACTTGGATATAAACTGAACAGTTTATATAAACCCCCCAAACCACCAAATCAAAAGATTGGTAATTCTGCTGTATCAGGCACGAATAATGCACGACAGGTAGCAGCAAGAGTACGACAGGAAGCAGCAAGAAAGGCAGCAATTAAACAAAATGCTTTAGCAAAAAACAAATCTTTTTTAAAGGGAAGACAAACAACTGCCTTAAGATCTGGTGCAAGAACACAAATTCCTGTTCTTGCCGGATCTGGTGCTGGCACCAATCCTTTATTTGGAGATTATGTTAAATCTTTAGAAGAAACGAAAGCAACGGATCGTGCTTTAAGAAATGCTAAATCTGCTATATCCGAAAAGGCTAAAAGAGATGCAGCATTTTTTAAAAGTTTCGGAATTGATGATGGTGATAAATTTTATAAGGCACAATTAGATCAAATTTTTGATGACACATTCAGTGATCCTAAATTAAAAAAAGAATTTCTTTTAGATGATCTAACAAAACCAACAAACATTTTTTCAAGAACAAAAGCAAGTTTTTCTGGTTTGACGAAAGGATTAGATTTTAGATTTAATCCAAAAGATGTTTTAAAATTCTTTAAAAACCCTGCGAATTATAAATCATTTGCAAAAGGATCTATTGCAGGATATGTTTTTGAACAAGGTTTGAAGGCAGTAGGAACATCAATATCAGATGCATTACCTTTTTCTGAAAATTTTCAACTTCTTGCTTACTTCGGTTTGATTTCTAAGGAAAGAATATTTAAATTAAAAGCAGAAAATATTGCGAAATATCCTCCTGAGAAAAGAGAAGATACGATTAAAGAATTAAAAAAATCTGCAGAAAGTAATCCTTTCTTCTTGGATAGCAGCGGACTTCTAAAAAAAGAACAAGCATCTGGTATATTGAAACAATTAGCACCCATACTTGCAACTATGGGAGAAACAGATCTAATCAGTGATCTTAAAATAAGATTGCAACCAACAACAAATGTGGAACCATCAGCAAATGTGGAACCATCATCCACAAGGCAACAAAATAACGGACTTGGTGGTCCAAGTTTCCCTAATCCTAATAAAAAATCAAACGAAAATAATTTTACAATAGATGGAACAAAAATAAATATAGGTGATTGGGTTGGCAGTTTGCAAAGTGATACTACATATAGTAATGCAGGATTAATACCTGTTAATAATAATCTTATCGTGATTCAACCTGTCATACAAAGAGAAGGGGTAAAAAATTCATAATGCAAGGAAAGTCTCTCAATCATAAACTGATAGAAGTTTTCTCAAACGAAAACAATGATTCTGTTGATATCAGGGGTGGTGTTCCATTACTTGAGTATCGTGAGAGCGTGCTGTGTCCTTATATAACGATCGATTTGAGTATTATTGATGCTGGTACTGCAATTCCATCAAAAGACGGTACAAAGGGAACCATAGGTATCTTAGAGTCAATCAAACTTCAAGGTACAGAAAAGTTTAAGTTAAAACTTGAGGATCAGTTTGGCAATAAAATTGATCTAGCGGGAGATAATGATCTAAGGGTTGCTAAGACTGTTTTTGCTGGAAAAACCATAAGAGACTCATCATGTAGTATGAGAGTTGTATCAAAAGAAGCCTTTGATAATTGTCTAACTGATAATAAAATGACTAATAATTATCTGGGAAAGGGTGACGTTATCATTGAACAAGCACTTAAAAATTTAGATACAGAGAAAGATATATTTGCAGAATCAACAGAGAATGATATACAATTTAACGGTGACGGTAGATATCCATTTGAAATGTGTCTTGATGTTCAGAAAGTATCGATACCTAATGGCATAGACAGTGCTGGTTACTTGTTTTGGGAGACATCAAAAGGATATAATTTTAAATCACTTGATAAGATGTTTGATACATCTGGAAAAATTATTAAAAAATTTCAAGAGACTGGTATTGCAAATGATAAATTATCTCCTGGATTCAGCGGAAAAATTTTAAAATCAACATTTGTAATGATTAATGATATGTTGAAGCAATTTGAAGAGGGAGCATATAACACGCAACTTGATTTATTTGATCCCTTAGGAAAATTAGATAGATTTCAAGAACTAGTAAGAACATCTCCTGAAGAAGGAAATGGGATAATAGCTGGAACTAGTCTTCCTGTTTTAAATAAAGAATATGAAAGTAAACCAACAGCGGAGATTCACAAGACAAAAGATGATGGACAAAAGATAATTCCTGGGGGTGGGTTGGCTAATATAGATGATGTTAGTTTTGATATTGTCAAGACATCCTTACAATCCCTGCAAAATTATAGACAAAAGTTCAGTTCTTCACTTAATATAGTAATTGATGCAGATCTCTCATTAAATGCCGGTGATCTTATATTCTGCAAGTTTCCTGAAACATCTCAAAAAAGAAGTCAGAAAAGAAGCGATAAGGATAGTGGCATATATATGATAGCGGATTTGTGTCATTATAGTACACCTACTAAGGCATTCACTGGATTAAACTTAGTAAGAGATTCATACGGAGTTAAAAATTAATGGAAAAAAATATTGAAGCGCATATAGAGAAAGATAAAGTGATCCTCGACGATCCAACACTTTCTCCTCAAATGCGTCGTCATACTGCTGACGAATTAGAACATCTTGAGCGTTATCATAAAGAGCATCCTGAGGATCATCATGATCCAACATTTCTTGAGATGTATTGTGATGAAAATCCTGAAGCTGACGAATGTAGAATCTACGAAGATTAAGAATGGGATTAGAAAGTAGATACGATTCTAAGGCAATATCTAAACTCTGGGGTGATACTCAGAGGATGATTGCTGTGATCGTTGGTGAGGTTACACAACTTCAAACACAACCTTTTGGAAAGTTTGATTATGATGTACCTGATGTTGTCGCTCAAAGATATAGAATTAGAATCTTAGGACAGGATCCTCCGGATAAAGATGAATCCATGCTTCCTGTTGCATATGCAAATCAAAATAATAGTGGACTAGGAGCACAAGATACTGGAATTATTAGATATACTCCAAACACATACGTTTATGTGTCTAAGAGTGATGCAGGTTATCTCATTGAGAAAGTAGTTCCAAACTATATCTCTGCACCTTTAGTAAATCTTTATGGTGGTGGAACACAAGCACTAAGTGGATTTCTTCCAGATAGCACTGTTCCTCAATCATATACCTTAAAGGGTGACTTTAATCATGCTGAATTGTTTGGGGCACAAGCACCTTCTGATGAAGACATCAGGATGGTTTACAATACAAAACTTCCTACCTTCACTAGTGCTTGCAAACCAGTTAATACTCAAGGTATCAATGACTCAATCAACAATTTAGTACAACAAATTGAAGGTTTAAAAACTGGACTCACAGGTGAGGATAGTTTTCTGGCAACCAGTGGTAAATTTATTAGTGATGCACAAAATACTATTAATGGAGCACAGTTAGCGAGTGGTATTAATATAGGTGGTGAATCGTATGATATTACTTTAGGTAATGCTGCAGGAGATATTGCACAGATTATCGCAGCACTTATCCAAGAGATGAGGAAATTTGTCCTCAGAAAAACAACAACTATTGTTAATAACTTGATCGGTAATGTACCTTTGAGTGCAAGATATCTTGCCAATGAAGGGACTGATAAGGCATTAGGTGCTATATCTTGTTTGTTCTACAGAATCCTTCAAGGACTTGAGGGTATGATCGGCAACATTTTGAGTTCATTCATAAACAAAATAATCAATGCATCAACTTGTCTTGTAGAAAATTTACTTGGAGGACTAATTGGTAATATAATTGGTAATATTGTAGGAGCGATCAACTCACTCTTATCTTCGATTGGAGAGACTCTTGGAACGGCGATTGATTTTGCAGTAGATATTCTTAATTTTGTTATTTCAATTCTAGACATTGCTAAATGTCCAGTCAAAAATGAATGTCCTCAAACGGATCAGTGGGATTTCTTAAATGGATCGTCCGCACCTAAAGCAGTATTAGATTTCAATAATATTTTTGAGCAGGCAAAAGGTATTGTTGGGAGTGTATCTGAATCAGTTAATGATATCACGGCAACAGCTGATGATTTAATTGATGACTTCAACTTCTCAAAATCAGATGGATCTCCCTTTGATCCTCTTGGAGATATTAATGTTGGTAGTATTTGGCAATCCGTTATTGATGGATCATGTAACACTGGTGCTGTTGATTGTGGCCCTCCCGATGTAGTTTTCTGGGGTGGTAATGGATCAGGTGCCTCTGGTAATGCTGTAGTAAATGCTGTAGGAGAAGTTCTTGGCGTTCAAATTATCACACCTGGAAATTATACAAGTCCTCCATTAATGGAATTTCAAGATGCATGTGGTAATGGTAAAGGGGCAAGTGGAACTACGGTATTAGGGCCTGTGCCAACTGGTAAAAAACCCGATCACACCGATCCTGGTGGTGATGATGACGATGATGATGATGGCAATCCAACAGATCCTGATGGTGATGATGGGGATGGAAACGATGATGGAGGATTTGGTGTAATTGATGTAATAATTAATGATTCTGGATATGGATATGAAGGATTTCCATACGGAGATAAAGGTGGTAGTGGTAGAGTATGGGCTAATAGATGTCAAAGTACTGTTCTGAGAGCTAACTATGACTGGGATATTCCTTACAGTAGTGGACGAACTGTTACTGTTTTTTATGGTGACACTGTTAAACTGCCAGGGAAAAATGCTGTTGTAATTGATGAAAATTTTACTGAAGATCTAATTCCTGGATGTATAATTAACGGCGTTAATCCACGTTTGAAAGATATGACAAACTTTGATTATACTTATGGTAAGGTATACGAGAATGGTATTAGACATCAATTTGGTTTGCTTGTCGATGCTCAAAGAGCATTTGCATCAGGATTCACTGAGCAAGATATTAGATTTTTCTTAGAGAATAAATTTTTCTTGAGGGTTGGCCCTAGAATGAGAGAGAAACTTCTTGATCCAAATTGGGGTAGGATTCCTGAGTTCAGTGTGACATTTACTGCACCTGGATGCCCTCCTGGTACTCCTGAAGATCCTAATCAACCACCAACAAATAATTTTGATGACGGTGAAGATGTAATTAGTATCTTAGAAGGTGTTGTGATTCAAAATCCTGGTTTTGGATATGATGGTGATGACACCTTGAATATACCAGGTGCGGAAGGAAATCTTATTATTGACAATGGAGCAATAACTGGTGTTATTATAACAAATCCAGGTATAGGTTATACAAATCTCCCTGAAATTAAGATAAATACAGCAACTGGATTTAACGCAATTATTAAACCTGTTCTTAGATTTGTTAATCCTAATGACGCTGGATTTGTTGTTCCTCTTGGTACACCAGTCCTTCAGGTAATTGATTGTGTAGGTAAGGTATAATGGCAGCTACTAGATGCGATGATTTCAATAGAATAGGGAACACTCATGCAGAAGTTCTCTTTGATACTGTTGATGAAAGAAATAATAAGATGGCGGTGTTGATCCGTCGCATTTTTCCTGCTCCAAAATTTAAAAGAAGTCAATACATCGGACTACAAGAGAGTGGTGAACTTGATGGTGCAATTAACATCTCAGCACCTTCAGTCTATAATGTCAGATGTGGAGAGAGACCTGTTGATGGTGTGGCAGGTGTTACCTATGCTGAGAATGGTGACTTGATTTTATTTGCTCCTAGAGGTAGAATTAGAATTATGGCAAGAGACATTGATCTTATTGCTGACGGTAACGGTACGACTACTGGATTTGTAAACATTCATTCAAATTCTGTTGTCGATATCAACACCTCTGAAGTTAGAATTGCTGGTGGTGATTCGGTTGGTATTGAATCTGAAAGGACTATGAATATCAATGCGAGTGGGAGAACAAAAATATCTGCAGGCAGTCTTAAAGTAGTTGAATCTCCAGATGTATCTCCTGCCACATCTCTTTTTGGTTCTGGTTCTAATACACCACTTCAAACTTTTGAAGGAATTAAAAAACTTTTACAGGATATTCTATAAATGGAAGTATCAGATCTACATATTGGTAAACAACTACAGGTAAACTTTTCCCCTCAAGGAGTAGTACCTGTTCCATGCCTCCCATATTTGACAGGTCAAGCTGCCATTCCTGGCACAGGATTCTTTAATGGTAGTGTGATGGTTGGAAGTCCTGTGCTTTTCCCCCTTCATACTGCTGCCCTACAAATAACTCGTCCTGATCCTGTAACCAATCCACTTGCATTTAAAGCACCATCAATTGTTCACATTAGAGGACTTCCCCCACCAGCATCTACTCCTATTGATGTAATAATTGGTGATCCAGCAGGCCCTGTTGGAGTGACAATGGCAACCACCATTGTGCTTGAAATTAACGCTATATCAACGAAAAAACTTTCTCCTTTAGAGATTGATCTTATATCTTTAATGAAAAAAATTGGTGTCAAAGTTGACACTGGAGCTAAAGCAGAAACGGGAGCAAAGTCTTTTGCTGGTGCAGAAGCAAGGGCAGGGGCAAAAGCACATGCAGGAGTCACTGTCACATCAGGTTCAAACATTACAGCAGCAAATGCAACCGCTTTACTTGTAAGTGATGTTGGTGGTAATGTTCTTGCTACAAAGAAAACCTTTGATATAAAACATCCCAATAAAGAGGGATGGCGATTAAGACATGCTTGTGTTGAAGGTCCTGAAGCAGCGGTTTACATACGTGGTAAACTTAATGGAAATCATATCATAAAACTACCAGAATACTGGAAAAATTTAATAGATTATGATACAATATCTGTAAATCTTACTCCCTTTGGTAGAGAAGATAATTTATATGTAAAAGAAATACGTGAGGATATGATTATTGTATCAGGCAATCATCTAACTAATGTTCAATGTTTTTATCAAGTATGGGCAGATAGGTTGGGAGAGTTTGTTGTTGAATATGAAGGAGAGTCTGCCGCAGATTATCCTATTGATCAATCAGATCATTCTGTTGCTGGATATCACTATGATGTGAGGGATTAAAAATGTTATCAACCGAATTAATACAAAGATGTAACGAAGACATAGATTTTAAAGAATTAAATATCAATACATTACTTACAGAAGTAATTGTTATTGATGATAATAGAACTCTTTATGATCAAGGTATTTTAAAAATTGAAAATACTATATTGGATGGAGTTGTACATGTAAATACCGGGTTATCTTTAGTATCTGATGCTTATCAAGGACGTGTTGATTCTGGATGTGCAAGTGATTTGTTCTGGAGACAGGTTGGGTTTCAAACAACCACAGAGGGGGATGAGTATACATTAGAATGCACAAGATTAAACTCCGATTCTTATGAACCAATCGGATTTGGATCTGAATCATTTGCTGTAAAATATGTCGGTGTCACCGGTATAGTTACTTTTTATCCTATCAATAGTAATTACTCAGATGAGTTAGTAGGTATAACTAGTTTTGTTGATGATCCATTCTTTGGTTTTGAAAGAGAGAATAGATATGCGCTGAAATTTTATTCTCAACCATATGATAAAGATATTGGTAATACCCTTGTGGGTGAGTTTATTGGAACGTGTGGACTGGGAACCACAACTTTAACTGTCATGCAACCAGTAGGGACTGGAATAACTTTTGGTGTTGGACAACTCGTAAGAAGTGTTGATAATTTAGCAATTTTTCCTAATAATTCAAAAATTGTGGGAGTGGGAACGACACAAGTTGATCTTAGAGTAGTACCAAATGTTGGTTTTGGTAGTACAAATTCCCAAGCCACTGTCAATATTCTGACAATGGACACGATTTGTGGAGCAGCTGCTAGTGCAAGAGAAGCATTGCAATTTAGAGTTCTAGATGATCCAGATGAATTCGCTTCAGATAGTAGAAAGAGATATGATATCCCCTTTAATCAAGATCCATTTACTGAAGAGACAATATCTGCAGCATTTAGAGAATCTGATAGAGGAAACCTTGGAGTAGGTATATCTATGTTTATTAGTAAAGATGGTGCTCCAAGCGCAACGAGTACTTGGAATCAATATAAAAAAATGGTTCCTAAGGAAGTTGGAGGAATTAAAATTGATGAATATGCACCAGAACCAAGTGTAGGTGGTGGAAAACAAGTTTATAGAGTTGGTTTTGGACATCAACCTGTTGATGCATTAGGAAATTCAGCTGCTGAAGGTGCTACACGAGTTGTAGAGTCTTTGAGTCCTATTCCATCATTATATGCACCACTGTCACCATGCTCAACAGGAATTGCCAATACATTAAGTGCTGCTATTACAGAAGCAGCAGCAAGAAAATCTGAATTTGATGGTACTAGTGGTAAATATAATACATATGAGGCAGGTGTTAAAGCACTAAGAGATCAACGAAATAATTTACAACTTGGTATTCATGGAATAAGAAAGATGCTAGGCACATTGAATAATGAGTTTGATGACTTACTAGAATTGAAAAAATTAATTGGAATCACAACAATTACAGAGGTTATTGACTAATGATTGAACCTAACTTTGAATTTCTGCATGGCAGAACTAATAAAAAAACTATTATAATTCCTGAATCATGGGAAGATGATATTAATATGGACTCTATCACGATTCACCTGACACAGGTTGGTGCCAATCAAGATCTTCGTGTCAAGCGTCGTCAAGGCAGAGAAATCACCCTAGACACAAACGGACTTCCCGTAGACTGCTTCTATATAATCATAGGCGAGTTGCTTGACAAGGATGCCTGAGTGCCCTATAATAGGTTGGTAAACAAGCAGCATCACCCATGCAAGACGAGTACCTTAGTCGAATCGTCATCGATCCTTCTACTCGCAACTTTTACCTTTACTCCAATGAAGGTGATGAAAAGATTGTAAACTGTGATACTGTTGAGGAATTTATGAGTGTTCTTAGTGTTGTACGTAACACAGCTTCAGAGGACGTGATTGCATACGCTAATCCTCTGTGCAAAAATGAGATTTAATTCTAAAAAAGGGCGGAAAAAAATCCCGGCAAATTTTTACCCTGTAGGGTTTTATGAACAAATATTAATTTGCTATAACTATGAGAAAAGAAACCCGACAGTCTATGGAAATGTTATTTGTTGCTAAATGGAATATTCCAAAAGCAGCAAAAAACGCAGGCCTGACTGATAAAGAGATGAAAATCACTTTTAACGAATATTGCCAATTTCACCCTCCAACTTGGAATATAATTGATGAAACAACTATTCATAGTTGATATTGGCAATAATAAATGCGTCACTCATGATGGTTATATTCAAATTGGCATCTTCAATCACTCTGTCGAAAAGCATCTGGAGTTAAACCCATTAATTGATTGGCAAGTGACATATTGGATGCCAGATGTTTGGGCAAACAGATATAAAAGAGTATCTTTTCAAAAAACTGAAAAGAAAAACGAAGGTTCACCTAGAACCGATAATGCAACAGATAGTCGCCCTAGAGATTTTCCAGAACAAGTAACAAATCGATTAGAGAGGACATTGTGAAACATCGTGATAACTATTACGTCAAGTTTGATATGGACAAAATTGACACACAAGGCATGAGTGTTCCTGGTAAATCAAAGAAACCAA